GGCGCATCGATCAGCGTGACAATCGACTCGGTGAGTTCGCATCGCTGGTCCTTCGGATCTTTGATCAGGAACCCATACGCGCCGCCGTCTGTGACTTCGTGCAAGCCTTCGATCTTCCGCCACCCGTCGACGGTCTGCGGCGCCGTGCCGAAGTCGTACTCGCGCAGCGTGTTCGACCAGAGAATGTTTATTTTCTTGAATCCGGCGATATTCTCGCCGCGCCTATTCCGCCGCCGCTGCTTGCCGGTAACGCCGGCGACCCAGATCGAATCCGGCGCAATCACATCGGTAAGTATCGTCAGTGCCATTTATCCGAACCTCGCAAGTTGCCGCTGTACATCGGCACCCGTTCGCGCCGACGCCTGATTGACCGTTGCCAGCGACGTGCCCTGTGGAAACTGATTGATGACCGTGATCGACGCCCCGGCTTGCGGCCCGTTCTGCGCTGCCGGCACGACCCGCTCGCCCTGGTGGAGCATGTACGGCCCCGTGCGCGGCACGTATGCAACGCCATCGGCGAAGCCATCCAGAACGGAGCTGAAGCCATCGAAAATCGATCCGGCACTACTGATCGCTCCCGCCGTGGAACTGCCCGCCGATGCCGTCGAAACCGATGCGGCAAACGACGCCCCCGCCGCTGCGACCTCGCCAGCGAAGGCAGCGCCCGCGGCGGTGATCTCTGCCGTGATGGTCGCCCCTGATGCGACTAGCTCGGTCGCGAGGCTCGCTCCGGATGCCGTAAGCTCCGCCGCCATCCCGGCGCCCGATGCCGTGACCTCTGCGGCAAACGTCGTTCCCGCCGTTGCGACCGCCGCACCGAATGCCGCATCGTTGGCCGCACCGCCGACCGCGCCCACTGCGCGCCGTCCCGCCTCTGCGGCTTGTGCGTCTGGAATGATCCCGATGTTTTTTGTCGGTATGCCACCACCGAAGAATTTCTTAATTGCTCCGAGCGGCGAATCCGCGCCGCCGTCGCCTTTGAGCAACTCGGCGAGCGGCCCGGTGATGCCTTGCTTGATCTGGATGCGCAGCAAGTCCGTGCTGATCTGATCGATAAGATCCTTGAAACTGAGCTTGCCGGTTTTCGCAAACTTCAGCAGCGCATCCTCTGCGCCCTGGAATGCGTTGGTCAGAAGATCCTCGGTCTGCTTCGCAAGGTTAGCCGTCTCGTCGATGTAGTTATTAAGCGCCTCGGTCGCGCCGTTTAACCATTCGCCTTGAGCTTCCAGAATCTTGTCCGAGCGATCCTCGTAGATCGCGATCTCTTTGGTGTAGGTGTCCTTGGCGACTTCCAGATAGGTATCGAACTGCTTGGTATCGATCTGCCCCTTGCGCAGTTCGGTCTCGAGTCGGCGCCGCTCCTCGATCAGCTTATCCTCGATGGCGCTGATCCCGGCCTGCCGCTCGCGGAACTGATTGCCGCGGCCGACGCCTGCGATCTCGCGTGCGTTCTGCCGCTGGATCGCATCAAGGTAAGCGCTCGCCGCTTCCTTCGCATCGGTGTAGCCCTGCTCGATCTTCTTCAGCGCCGCTTGCTGCTGGATCGCGTTGACTTGCGCGCCTGCCGTCGCGTCCGCGCTGATCTTCGCAATGCTCTGCTCTGCCTCTGCGATCTTGCGCTGATTCTCAAGCCGATCCTTGTCGGCATTCTTGCCAGAGAATGTCTCCAGCTTCAGCCGGTCGATCGTCGCCTGCAGCGCGCGCTCTTCTTCCTGCGCATTGAGCCGGATGAACCCGAGCTTGGCGGCGAAGTAATCCTGATCGTCGATCAGCGCCGCGGCACGCCGCGCTTGTAGGATCTTCTCCGCGTTCGATAGCGCGTTGACCTGCGCATCGCTAGATCGCTTGATCTGCGCTAGATCATCCTGCAGCCGATCGCGCGCCTGCTGGCGTGCAACGTCGGCCGGATCTGGACCGCCGCCGCCACTCGGTTTCTTTACGGCACCGCGGAAAGTTAATTCCGGTCTGCGCTGCTTAGTGCTCGCGTTGCCCGTGACCAGATCTTCGTTTGCTGCTGCTTCCGCTTCTTCCCTCGCGGCGCGACGGCCCTTTACAGCGTCTCGAAAGCTCGGCTGGTTTAGAATTCGTTCGCGCTCGCTTGCAATCTGCGCAAGAATGTTGACGCCCTGACGCAGCTCACCGCTTGCAAACGCCGCAGCCGCCGCAGCCGCGCCACCGATTTGATTCCCAACAAGCTCAAACGCTGTGCCAACGCCCCGGACGGCGTCCACGACAAACGCGAGATTATCTACAGCAGAATCTGCGAAGCTCTTGATCCCGTCGCTATTTTTTAACCCTTGAATGCCATCTTCAACGCCGGCGATGTCCTTGATGATGTCAAGGAACGCACCCTGCAGATCATTGAACGCTGGTATGAACTGCGTTGCAATCGCCTGTGCATATAACCCGGTCTGCGCAATCAGGATCGTCTGCGCCTTCGCGTATTCGTCCGCGAGCCGGATCTGTTCTTGGCTTAATATCTTCTGCCGCCCGATCCCGCTTTCCAGATCGTTGAAAAACGACAATAACTGCGCGCCCTGCTCTCCGAACAATGCGAATGCAATAGCCGACTTCGCAGCAGAGTCCTCGAACTGACCGAGCGCCTTTGCGATCGTCGAAAACCTATCGGCGGCCTGCTGCCCTTTCAAATCTTCGATATTGATGCCCAGCGCCTTGATCGCAGCGCCGGCCTTGCTCGACTCATCATCAACGCCAGTGAGGCGATCCGATAACAGCACTGCAGACTTACCAAGCTGCTCGACCGTCGTACCACCGGCAGCAGCAGCAACCGCTAGACTCGCGATATTCTCTGCCGTATCTCCAGTCTTTTCCGCGAGCCCTTGAAATTCTGCAGCTTTCTTAGCAAGCTGATCGAAGGCGACTATCGTAGCAACCGCAGCAGTTCCAGCAGCAGCAGCGAGAGCAACTAATCCCTTGCTAAGCAATCGAACCTGTCGCGCGTTGCGCTCCTGCGCATCGCTAAATCGCAGCGCCGAATCTGCCGCCTTCAGTTGCTCATTCGACGCGCCGCGTACTGCGAGCTTGTACAGCTCCGTTTCGCGTCGCGTTTTCCCGAATGTCGCATTCTGCTGATTCAGCTTGCCAATGTACTGATCGATCGATGCCGACGCACGCTTGCTGATGTCTTTCTGACCATCGCCAAGCGTGCGAATCGAGCGCTTCGCATCCTCGATGCCGGCCTTTAACTGCCGCGCATCGGCGACCAGTTCAATCGTGCCGCGGCCTAGTGATTCAGCCATTGTGTAACCTCATCGTTTCTAGTGCGGTTTCTTCGAGCTTGCGGATATCGTCAAGCGTCTCCGGCCACCGATCGGAGTTTACCTCCAGCGGCGCCACGATCGGCAGCGCGACGTAGTTAAGACCGATCACGCCACCCATGCCACCGACCACCCATTGCGTGCCCATGCGAATGAATATATTGACCGCGATCATGTTCTCCGGCCACAGATCAACCGCCTGACCGGCTTCGATCTCCTCGCGCGTGAGCTTCCAGAACGATAGCTCCGCCGCCGTCGGGCCTGGCGTATAGAGCGCCCGAGCGGCGGCTTTTAGTTTCCCAATTTGGCCGGCCGCAGCGCCGCAAGGTACTCGGTCGCAATCACGTCGGCAACGCCGTAGACGTTATCCACGAGCCAGCGTACGTTTTCCAACGTCAGCGCTTCCTCGAAGTCCCACGCTTCTACCAGCTTGAGAATGAATTGCGCCTCGCGATCGAGCTGATCGTTCATATCGAACGTCTCGCCATCGGGCACGATCCGCGAGCGCAGCTCATAGATTGGAACAAGCTCCGATCGCGGGATCGCTCTAAAGGTGAGTTCGGATTGCACCGTCTCACCGCCAGCACTTGGCAGGCCGACCTTGTGCTTAAAGGTCGGCTTTGCCAATACCTTGAATGTAGCCATAAAAGGTTATACGGCGTAACGCACGGGCTCGGCGAGCAACGACATCGTGACCTGCACGGCCATCAGTTCGTTGATCGTGAGTCGCGGCGTCTTGTTCAAGGTGACGTAGGCATTCACCAGAATCAGCGATGCCGATGGCAACGTGATCCGCACCGCACGCGGGAGCCGGTCATCGTTCGCCGTCGAGGCGAGGATGTAGCCTGCGAGCGTCGGATCGTCAGCAACGAGGATGCTCATGCCTGACGGCGCCTTGAATGTTGGGATACGCTTTTGGGCGTCGCCCTCCAAAAACTGATATGTCAGGAAGTTCTGATCGCCGCCGTCCGTTGTTACCTCCGTGATCTGCTGGAGCTGCGTCCAGGTCAGGATCTCGCGAACCGTACCGACGCCTTGGCCGGAAGGATAGACCGTCGTATCGGCCGTGTTGTACTCATCGAGCGGAACGTCATTGCCGGCAACCGTGCCCGCCCTGACGATCTTATCCGTGAGCCGCGACCAACCGCTAGTAATCTCCAAGAATACGCCGGTCGTTAGCGAATGCGACGCGGAGACGGTTGCCACGCCAGGGTTAGCATTGGTGAGTGCATCGATATCGGTCACGTCGCCGTAGCTTGCGGCAATTTCGATGGTGCTTCCATTCGGGAGTTGAACTGACATGATATGTTTCCTTTTCCAAAAAAACACCATCCGAAGATGGCGAAAAAAAACCGCCCAGAAGGCGGTCGGTTATTTGCCCGAATGGGCGACTACACTTGCTCAGTCATCGTAGGCCACATCGAAGTCCTGCAGGGCCCCGAATAATTTCGTGTCTTCCTCATAGATCGCAACTGCCGCACCAAGCACCGTCGCCTGCAGCGTCGATACCGTGCGCAGCGTATCCTCGACCAGCCGCGCGAGCGCCATGACATCATCGCGCCTAGCGTCCCAGCAGTTGACCTGGATGCGCGCCCGCTTCTTCGACGGCGTCCCGTTCAGGAAGTTGATGGCCTGCCCGCCAACCTGCTGGAAGGTAATCCGCGGTAACGTCGTTACGTCCGCAGGCGCGATATCCCGATAGACGTGGTTCGATACCAGCGTCTTGAGCGACGAATACATCAGCGTCTCAACACTCATGGTCTAATCTTCCGCAATCCGCTCGCGCATCCGATCCATCCCGGCTTTGAAGGCTTGATCTATATGATCGTATGCCGGCCTGATGTACGGGTGCGCAGGATGCCGGGACGATCCGAACTCGATCAGCCACCAGTGCCGCGCCTTCGCCTTGTTGACACTCACGTGGTAGGTCTTCACGCCATCGGATGAATTATCCGACGAGTACACGCGATACACCGCATTGTGTAGCGTGCCCGTCTTCACGCCAGGCGGCCCGCCCGGCGCCCCGGTCTGACGCAGCCCGGACGTATTGAGCAACACCTCATCGTAGATCACGCGCGCCATTGCCGCGGCGCCGGAAAAGATCACGGAGTCCTTTAGCTTCGCCTCGAACTTATCGATGCCTTCCAGGACGTCGCCGCTCAGTTTAGTCTCGATGTTGATCATCCCTCTATCACCTCGCTACAAGGCAGCGTAATCCACTCGCGCCCGCTGTGCATGTCTTCGAGCACGCCCTCGATGTTGTACAGCTTCTCGCCGTGCCGAATCCGCATCGATGGCTTGATCCCTGCGACGTGCCGAATCTGTACCGCAACCGTGATCTTGCTCTGCTCGCTGCCTGCCGCGATGAACTCGCGCACCGATGCCGGCCGGACGTTCGCCCACGCATCGACGAATAGCGACCAGCCCTCCGTGATATTGCCTGTCGTCGCATCCTGCACCGATGTAAGCGCGTGGATCTCGATGCGATGGTTCAACCTGCCGGCCGCTAGACTCATTTCTTCCCCGTTACGATGATCAATTCATGCTCCCACTGCGACGGGATCTCACGCACGGCACCGAACGCGCTGCCGATCCAACGCAGCCATTCATCCTTACGCAGAATCGTCACATGCGCATTGCGCCCATCGGGCAGCTTCGCCCGCGCGAGCTTCGTGCTGATCGTAAAGATCACCCTCTGCGCGTTAGCCTTTAGCTCGGCGAAGACACGATCCACGCTCGACATCGGTATGTGCTCCATGACATCGCAACATAGCGCCAAGTCACACTTGTATCCAGGGAAGCGCTTGAACGGCGGAATTGCCGGATCGTATCTACAGATCTTCCGCTCGCCGTCCCGCCAGAAATGCGCGACCAGATCGCTCCGGCCACAGCCGTAGTCCAGGATCGAGCGCGGCTTGATCTCCAGCACGAGCTTAGTAATAGCTTCCAGGTGCAACTCCGTCGCCGAGCTTCCATAGTAGCGCGTCGCGTGCATCTCCTGATATGCCGCGATGTGATCGTGATAGTCCGGCAGATCCCGCGCGAAGGCGAAGGCTCCGATCTTATCGCGGCCCGCTTCGGTCTCGTGATCCGATCGCTCGATCAGCCGGAAGTTGTAGAGCGACATCCAATCGATAAAACCCTGCGCCGTCCAGTAGTACAGATGCTCGCCCGGCCGGTAATGCCGCGAGGCGCGGATCGATCCCAGATCGTCGAACACCGGCAGCGAGACGAATACATGCGCGCCTTTCTGGATCGAATTAAATAGCAGATGCGGATTCTCGATATGCTCCAACGTATCCCACAGCGTGACCGCATCGAAGTCCTGCGGCGCGTCCGCGTAGAGCTTCTGATCCTTCAGAGTATCGGCCGCCTTCTTGATTACCTCGAAGCCCTTGGCCGCGTAGCCTGCCGCCGCAGCCGCGCGCACGAACGATCCCGTACCCGCGCCGAAGTCCAGCACCTTCGCCCCCGGTTGCAGATGGCGCCCTAGCATGGCGCAGCGACCCGCCAATACCGCGCGCTCGATATCGTTGCCCGCGTAGGCTTCGACCTTGATCATGTAGGCGTCGCCGTACTCGACGCGCCCCTTGGTCATGTCGCGCTGGTAGGCGATGCCGCGGTGCTCGACAAGCATCAGGTCGTTATCGGCGACCAGGTGGAACCGCTGGATCAGCGCGTCCACAGCGCAAAGATATCGAGCACCTGCACCTGATGCTTTGGTAGCGTGTTCACGAAGTCGAACACCGTGTCCTTGCCCGGCCCGCGCGAGTCGTAGTCGTGAAACAGCACCCGCCCGCAGCGCTTCGTCAGATCGTAGTCGAGCTTGACGCCTTCGCCATGATCGCCATCGATAAAGGCGAAGTCGAAATCTATAGAATCAAGCAGCGACTTTTTCTCCGCATCGTCCTTGACCAGATGCAGCTCGACGTTATGCACGCCCAGCGAATCCCAAAAGGCGTACCTATTCCACACCTCGCCGTTGAGCTCCAGTTTTCCGTGATCGAGATCAATCGTGATCACGCGCTCGACATGCTGCGCGATCTCAGCCGTCGCGCATCCCTTGTAGGTGCCGATCTCCAGCGCGACCTTGATGCCCTTGCCCTTTAGCACGCGTTCGAAGACGCCCGCGCCGCCGCGTATGTTCATCGCGCTCTTGCGCAGCGTCTTCGCGCCGTATTGCGAGACGATATCGTCGCGGATGCTCATGCCTTGAACCCGACGACAGCGAACGACCACGCAAGATCGCGCTCGGAATGCAGCACCGGTGCGAAGCCTAGATCCTCGACGAGCCGCACCATCTGCGCAGGCTCCCACGAGTGCAGATGCTTGCGGCAGCTCTGCGGCAACCAGTAGCACATGCTCGGGTGCGGTAGGTACAGGAACAACGTGCCGCCCGGCTTTAGCTTCAGCTTCCAATGCTCAAGCGCCTTCACCGGATCGGCGAGGTGTTCCAGGCAATGCGAGCTGAAGATGTAATCCCACGATGAGCCGGGCAGGTTATACGCATCGCCGCCCTTGGTTGCCTCGACCGACTGCGCACCTGGCAGGCACGATCTGCCCGCGCCCACATCAAGCCCTTCGCCATGACAAAATTGGAAAGCGAACGGCTCAATAAACCGCATCGCATTGCCGCGCTTCAAGTAGTCGGGATAGATGCCGCCCTTGTATTCGTACAGTTCGATCACGCTGCCACCTTCGACCGTTCCTCGCGCACCATCGCCGCCAACGTCGAATCGAACGTCAGCGGAAACCGCCGGGAATTATTTAACAGCCACAAGAATTCACGATCCGGCCGATGCCCGATCGGATCGCGCGGATCACCTGGCCGCCACCGCTCGTCGACGTTGTGCATACCGCTACGCATGAAGTCGAAGCCCGTCAGGTACACCGAGCGCGGCCCGAACTCGATGATATCCAAGATCGCCGCGAAGCCCGTCGTCGGTATGTGCCGCCCGAGCAGCTCGAACGAAGCGAGAAACCATTCGGTACTCGGGATGTACGTGTCGCAGAACCACCAGTCCGCACGGTCCCGATAGATGTAGCGGAAATCAATGCCGCGCGTCTTTCCGTTGCGCTCGTGCCATTCCGATTCGATCGGTCGGTCATCTGGACACTTGCACATGCACAATCGAACACCGCAGGCGAGCAGCTCGGCCACCGTCTTGCGGATCGATCCGCCGAAGAATGAATAATGCACATCCGTGCGGAACCCTTGCTGGTGTCCGAGCTTGAAATTATTCGCCCGCACCACGATGTCGTGCGAGTCGACGAAACCGGGCTCATTCTCAAGCACCGATGGCGCGCTGCCGACGATCGCAACCGACTTTCCGCGGAAGATCTCCTGCACCTCACTGAACGACACGAAACGCACGCGCTTCCTCCTGGATCTGTTGACTGCTCCAATTGTCCATCACGAATGCCGAGCTTGGCTTACTGAGCACCTTGCTCGGCGTGATCTGCCGGATGTACGGCACCTGCCCATGCGCCATGCCAGATGCGGCCCAAACGAAGATCGCCGGCTTGTCGAATACCTCGGCAAGCGGTACGGCGAGACTGCACTGCCCGATCACCCCATCGCACGCTTGCCCCAGGTCGATCAGATCCGATACCGACGTTGACCCGTTTAGATCCAGGCTCACCGGCAGCGGATACGCATCGACGCCCTTGCCAACGCGCACCGTGTAGCAGTCCCGGAACTCCGCCAGCACATTCTCGAACGCGCTCGCCTGCGGGAGCAGCGCCTTGCCGAACCCGTCGGTGCGGCCCATCGGCGTGCGCCCGCCATGAACCAGCACCAGCGGCCGGCCGGCTGCCTTGCCGCGCAGCTCTTGCACTAGTGAAGGGTTGCGGCAGTTCCACGTGATCGACAGCGGGATCTGCGGAATGCGAGCGGACGCGCAAACGTCTTGCCACTGCGTCGTCGCCGGATTCTTCTTACCCATCGTGTAATGCGCGACAAGGTTAATCTTCATCCGCGTGAACGGCTCGACCTTGGCGCCTGAATCGATGAACACCTCCGGCCAATCAGAGAACGCGATGACCTGCTGTTCTGATTTGACGAAGTGCTCGACCGCGGCTCGAAGGTAGAGCGAATCACCCAACCCGCTGCCGCCGCGGATTCTTAGCACGGCAGCTCCTCGATAAACTCGCCCCGCTCGAAGCACGTCAGCGCGGTAGACCTGGAGCAGTTCACCGCCCGTATGCCGTGCCCCTTCGCGTACTTCGACACCAGCTCGAACTGATACGGCCAGCGCTTGATACTGCGCGCGTTGCCCATCTTCTCGGGATAATCCTCGTGCCAATGCTTCTCGCCGTTCGGCCCGAACTTGCAGTCGTAACCGATCAGGATGATCTTCAACGGCGCCGCAACGACCGCAAGCGATATCGCATAGCTCCCCGAGTTACCCCAACCCGTGGGATACAGCGCGCCCTTCGTAGCGATGACCCCATACGTTGCCGGCGTCCTGACGTATCCCCACCGCTCGCCGTTGAACTCCCGCTCGACATCGGCGATGTACGTATCCCACCAGTAAGCGTCCATCGCGAACAGGATATCCGCCCACGGCGCGCGCCTGAATGTCGTATTGACTACGATCGTCGGATGCCCGGACTCGCGGACTAACTCGCAATCCTCGGCGGTCAAGCTCGGCCCGCTCGCAATGCAGACCACTGTGCGACCCCGCCATCGACCGCGCAGCTTGTCCAGGTTCACGCTAGACCTAAGCGCACTCGGTAAAAGCGCAGCAACGACTCGACGCCGAGCGGAAGCGTAATCATGGCCTGCTGCGTGCTCGCTTCGCGGTTCGCGTACAGGTGTCCAAGAACGAGCAGCATCGCCGCCTTGATCGGCGACGGCAGCGCGGCGTAGGCTTCTGACTCGTCACCGTAGCCTGCGCGGTAGCGGATGCGCACCGTGTTCCCAGTCGATAACGTCGGCCAAGACGTGACCGGCGCAAGCACCGCGAACTGGTCGGTATAGTCATCGATCGTGTACAAATCATCGTCGATCGCATTGTCGCTCACATCGTCGGTAATCGTAACGCCGGCGAGCAGCGATATGAACGGCGGATGCGGTAGCTCGATCGTATCGGTAAACGCCGCAAGCCGCACCTCGTAGTCCTTCATCGCCAACGAGAGGCCGGTAAAATTCTCGCAGTACATCCGCGCGGACTTGATCAGCGACTCGATCAACGTGTCATCCGGCCGACCGTCGCTATCCACGGCGTCGACGCGCAGATGATCATACGCTTCGGCCAACGAGATCGGCTCATTGACCGCATCGGCGATAACCTTGGCGACGATCACGGTTGCACTTCCTCTGCCGGCGCGCCATCACGGCCGCGCTTTACCATCAAACGCCACGCAGGCGAGGCTTCCGGCTTTTCCTTCTCCGTCGTGTCGCGCGTGGCAATAAACACCGATCCGCCGAATGTCACCATATCGCCCTTCTCGTGGATCTTGCCGGACTGGTACACCCCGCAGTAGATCGGCACGTCTAGCTTGAATTCTCGAGTGATGACCTTGCCGCCGATCCGCATGCCGATCGCCAGGCGCCGACCCTCGACCACAACGTCGAAATCCTCGACGCTGCCGCCGGGCTCGCCGTCCAGACCTGGCTCGCCGTCCTTGCCGTTGATGCCATCCTTGCCGTTGATACCGTCAACCCCATCAACCGGCTTCGGCATCCGGTCCACAGCGCGCTCCAGCGTAGCCTGCGCGCGCCGCTCGAAGTCCAGCGCCCAGGTCGCCAAAGCCGACTCCATCATCGGTCTGATATCGTCGAGCGTTACGGCTGGCAGTGGTTCGGCTGGTTCCGGTTGTATGATCTTACTCAAGGCGACATCGATCTCTCCGCGCACTATTTCTAGCGTCGGCGTCTCTGCGATCGCGCCCTGCATGGCGTCTAACTTTACAGCGAACTCACCGAGCGAGCGCGCCACGTACGAGCGCAGCGCCGAAACGATACGGCGGCCAAACTCTCGTCCAGATAATTCTTGCGACATCGCGACCGCTCCGTTCGTTGTCATTCGTTAGACCATTCCTAACAGTTCCAATACCTCGTCATCCGGCGGGTACTCCACGGACGCGCGGCCGGATACGAGAACCGATCCGCCACCAGTGATCACTAGCGTTGCGTGCGCAACCTCCGGTTCGATCTCGCGCTGCGGTTGACGCCGAATACGTGCGCCTGCCGGCTTCGTCGGCACGATCGGCTCTGGGACGATGACGCTCTCACTGACGCCAACCGCATCGCCCACGCCGGCCGCTGTGCCGACCGCCTGGACCACGCCGGTCGATATACCGACAGCAGGCGCCGATCCGATCCCGTCAGCAGCGCCTACGGTCCTTGCCGTTGATGCACCAACACCTGCGGCAGCGCCCGTGCCCGCTGCCGTGCCGATCGCCAAGAACCGAGCGATACCGACACCCGCAGCGTCGCCGAGCGCAGCGGCAACGCCTACGCCGGCCCCAGTCGATACGCCGACCGCGGCCGCATCACCCGCGCCTGCCGCACTACCGACGCCCGCCCCCGTCGCGCGGCCCACCGCGGGCGCATCGCCGACACCATCGGCAACGCCGACCGCGGCGCCGGAATTCGCAACAGCCTGCGCGTCGCCCACACCCGCGGCCGCACCGACACCCTCAACGGTCGCCGCGCCTATACCAGTCGCCGCGCCTGTACCTGCCGCGCTACCGACGCCCAGGAAGCGCGCTAGACCGACCGCAGCCGCGTCGCCCGTGCCCGCCGCTACGCCTACGCCCGCCGCATCTGCGCGGCCTATGGCTGGTGCTGTAGCCACGCCTGCAGCGACGCCAACACCCCTAGCATCCGCGCGCCCGACCGCTGCCGCGTCACCGACGCCCGCTGCGACGCCCGTGGCGATACCCGAGTTCGCTACCGCTGGTGCATCGCCGACGCCTGCCGCTGCACCGACGCTGCGTGCCGTCGAGATACCGACCGCAGGCGCATCGCCTAAACCAGCAGCAACGCCTACGCCTGCCGAGTCCGCCCTGCCTATCGCAAGCGCATCACCTGTGCCTGCTGCCGCACCGACTGCGGGCTTGACCGCCGTGCCAATGGCAGGCGCATCGCCCACGCTCGCAGCGACACCGACGCCTCGTGCATCTGCGCGCCCAACCGCTGCCGCCGCGCCGACGCCATCTGCCGCGCCAACGCTCGACGATAGCGATACCGCAGGCGCGTCACCGACACCCGCAGCCGTGCCGACACCCTCGGCGG